CACGTATTGGTAAAGATGGGGTTGTGTTTGAGAACTGTAAGTTCAACAACGAACTCCTTGAAATAGATACTGAAAGTTCCGTAACTTTCTTAGGGTTTGAAGAACAACAAGAAGAAAGAAAACGTGATAGAGTTAAAGAACTCTTAGAAAAGAGAAAACAAAGAGAACAACAATCGTAAATAAAATAGAAAAATAATTATGGAAAAAATTTTAAAAGAAAACCCTAACAGGTTTGTTATCTTCCCTATTGAACATAACGACATTTGGGAATATTACAAACAACATCAAGCGGCTTTTTGGACAGCAGAAGAAATTGATTTAACAAACGACATTCGTGATTGGGAAAATTTATCTGATAATGAAAAATATTTTGTTAAAAATATATTGTCATTTTTTGCTGCATCTGATGGTATTGTAAATGAGAATTTGGCGGAAAACTTCTTAAAAGAAGTTCAATATCCTGAAGCAAAATTCTTTTACGGGTTTCAGCTTATGATGGAAAATATACATTCATTAATGTATTCGTTACTTATTGATACTTATGTTTCAAGTGCTGAGGAAAAAGATGAATGTTTTCACGCAATTGATAGACTACCTGCGGTACAGAAAAAGGCAAATTGGGCATTGAATTGGATTCAAAACGCTTCGTTTCAAGAAAGATTGGTTGCTTTTGCGGCGGTTGAAGGTATCTTCTTTTCAGGGTCATTCTGTTCAATTTTTTGGTTAAAATCAAGAGGAATTATGCAAGGATTATGTAATGCTAATTCATTAATATTTAAAGATGAGAACTTACATTGTGATTTTGCAATTCACTTGTTGAATAATCACATAGAGGACAAACCAAGTGAAAAAAGAATTAGAGAAATCTTATTATCAGCATTGGATATTGAAAAAGAATTCATTACAGAATCATTACCAGTTTCACTTATTGGGATGAATTCAAACTTAATGAGACAATATCTTGAGTTTGTTGTTGATGGATTATTAATTAAATTTGGCTGTAAAAAAGAATTTAATGTTGAACAACCATTTAAATTCATGGAACAAATCGCGGTTGAAACTAAAGGTAACTTCTTTGAATCAAGAACCGTTGAATACCAAAAAGCTAAATTAAACGAAACAATCACATTTGATGAAGATTTCTAAAATATAAAAACTATGATGTCATTAAAAATTAAAAAAAGAAGTGGTGAGGATGCGTCCTTTAATCCACAAAAAATTTATAATAGAATTAAAAGAGCTGCGAAAGGATTAAATGTTAATTCAGACGAGATTTTTATTAAAGTTATAACTTCGGTACCAACCGAGGGATTGATTACAACTAAAGAGTTAGATAAACTTGTATATGAAATCGCGGCAGCTTACACTGGTAGTCATCACGACTATTCAAGATTAGCATCGTCAGTTGCAATTTCGGCTTACCATAAAGAAACCAAAGATAGTTTTTCTGAAACTATTATGGAGTTATATGAGGCAGGTGTTGTTAATGAAAAGTTAATTGAGATTATGAATAACTACGGTCATGAAAATATTGATTCGGTTATTAATCACGAAAACGATTATAATTTTGATTACTTTGCTTGGCGTTCATTACAAGAGATGTACTTGTTAAAAACACCTCAAGGTAGAGTAATTGAGAGACCACAGCACATGTACATGAGAGTTGCTTTATGGGTTACAAATACATTTGAAGAGGCGGTTGATTATTATAAATCATTGTCTAACCAACTTATTTCACCTGCAACACCAATCATGATTAATGCAGGTACCAAGGTACCGCAATTAGCGTCATGTGTACTACATTACAATAATTCAGATTCTCGTAACGGTTTGCTACAAACTTTAAATGATATCTCAACTTACTCTTCAGATGCTGCGGGTATTGGGTTGTCAATGTCTAACATTAGAAGTAAAGAAAGTAGAATTAACTCATCAGGTGGATTCGCTGGTGGTTTATTAAAGTACTTAAAGATTGTTAACGAATCACTAAGGTTCTTTAACCAACAAGGTAGAAGACCTGGTAGTGCTGCGATTTATCTTGAACCATGGCACAAAGATATCATGGACTTACTTGAAATTAAAAAGAATACAGGTGCTGAAGAGTTAAGAGCAAGAGATTTATTTACGGCTCTATGGATACCTGATAACTTTATGAAAGCAGTTAAAGAAAGTGGTGATTGGTATCTATTCTGTCCTAACGACATCTTGAAAGCAGGTATTAAACCACTTCAAGAATGTTACGGTGATGAGTACGAATCAAATTACAACAAAGCAGTTGAAATGGGTCTTGGTAAGAAAATCAAAGCCCAAGATGTTTGGACTAAAATTGTTGAATCACAAATTGAATCGGGGGTTCCTTATTTATGTTCTAAAGATAATGCGAATAAGAAAACTAACCATCAAAACATTGGGGTGATTAAACAATCAAACCTATGTAATGAGATTTATCAATACACAGACGAAGAAACTACTGCAATTTGTACGTTGTCTTCGATGGTATTAAAGAACTTCATTAAAGACGGTAAATTTGATTACAAATTGTTAATTGATGAAACGAGGAAAGTTGTTAGAGCATTGAATAATGTTGTAGATAAAAACAGTTATTCGACCGAAAAAGGTTTAAAAGGTGGTCTTGAACAAAGAGCAATTGCAATTGGAACCCAAGGTCTTGCAGATGTGTTCTATTTGATGGATTATATCTTCACATCTGAAGAAGCGAGAACATTAAACAAAAACATTTTTGAATCAATCTACTATGCGGCTATTACTGAAAGTATGGAGTTGTGTAAATCAGGAGGTAGAAAACCATACAAACATTTCAAGGGGTCACCAATGTCAAAAGGTATTTTCCAATTTGATATGTGGGGACTAAACGAATCTGATTTATTTTTGGATTGGAATTCATTGAAAGAAGATGTTAAACAATATGGTGTTTGCAATTCATTATTTACCGCTCAGATGCCTGTTGCATCTTCAGCTAAGATTACAGGTTCATTTGAAATGACAGAACCAGCTCACTCTGCGTTATTTAATAGAAGAGTTGTTGGTGGTGAAATTATGATTGTTAACAAATATCTAATTAATGACTTTGAGAAACTTGGTATTTGGAGTGAAGACCTAAAGAATGAAATCATTATGAATGAGGGTTCAATTCAAAATATTAATTTTAACAATCATCTTGATACTGAAGATAAAAACTATACTAAGAAAGTTAAAAGAACTGAACACTTGATTAGTAAGTACAAAACAATTTGGGAGATATCACAAAGAGAACTTATTGATATGGCGGCAGAGAGAGCACCATTTATTGACCAATCACAATCAATGAATATCTATATGGCTAACCCAACATTGTCAAAAATTACTTCATCACATTTCCATTCATGGGAAAAAGGTCTGAAGACGTTATGTTACTATGTTAGAACTAAAGCAATTTCAACTGGAGCTAAACACTTAGCTGTTGATGTTTCTAAAATATCTCAACCTAAAGTTAAGACTGAAACACCAAAACCTGAAATCATAGAATTAAAAAACAAACCTGAAGATAGTCCATTTGAATGTTTTGGATGTTCGGCTTAAAACAGTAATAAAAATCCCAGCATAAGTTGGGATTTTGTTTTTTAATCTATTTATAGAAAAAACCAACACATTATATTTATAGTTATGGCTAATGGTGTTACATATGGTATAAATTTTCCCTTCAGAGATTCACGAAGAGGTGACTATTTGGAGTTAACTGAATTTCAGGCTCAAGAAATTAAGGCGGCTTTGATACATTTGTTATTGACCAGAAAGGGTTCAAGATACTTTTTACCAGAATTTGGTACTAGATTATATGAATTTTTATTTGAACCATTTGACGGATTAACATTTAATGCAATTGAATCTGACATTAGGGACGCGATTGAAAACTTTATGCCAAATCTATTGGTGAATAGTTTGAGTATTACTCCTGCTGACCCACAAGAAGAAGCGGATATTGCAACAGGACAAAACTTTATTGGAACCAGCGAATCATCAATATATAGATTTCCTGGTAAGGGGACTTCAG